TGGTAACGAGCAACACGAACAGGGATCCCATGATTACGGTTGTAAGCAAGGTAAAGTCTCTCGGAGAAGAGTTTTTCCCATCCATATTCACTATCTGGATCAGCGGGGTATGCAGATGATTCACGGCAATCTGGATTATCAGGATCTAGTTGATTATGCTCTGGATACATACATGCCGATCCAGAATAGAAAATCTTAGTTTTGTTCTGTTCTGTAATTTCGTTCCACTTACGTTGTTCTTCAAGAACATTTAGATTGATGGAAACGGAGTTGTGCATGATGTCTGCATCGTTCTCACCAGTAAAAACGAAACCCGCACCACCCATATCAGCAGCAAACTGGTAAATCTCATCAAAGGGTTCTAGAAACTTATCTACGATACTGACATAGAAGTTACCAGTTTCTCCGGCATAACGAATGCAACGAGCAACAAAACGTGTATCCCTAAGGTCACCAACAATGAACTCATTTGCATGAGATGCACAATACTCGGGACGTTTGAGGTCTACACCACGCACCCAATATCCTTCTTGCCGAAGTCGTTTGACCATATGACTTCCAATAAATCCACCAGCACCAAGAACAAGTGCTGTTTTCTTATATTCAGACATTAAAAATGAAAACTCATATAGTATGTATTATACTAAAAAAGCAGAGTTTATGCAACCCTGCTTCATACGGTCTTTTCATGCACGCCACTTGCTCTTTAACCTGAAGCAAGAAACAGGGCGGGAGAGAGATCCCATCCGCACCACCAATCCTTGAGAGAGATTGGAAACTCATAATAGGGTCTAATGACTCCACCAGGGTAAGTTTAGAGTCATTCCAAGACTCGGGAATGAAGGGGATACTTCAACCGACCAGTGCTGTTATAGACCATCCGTGTCTTCATCATCCTTACGATAAGAAGGAACATTGTCTGGGTCCAACCAACAAGTATACTGAAAGTCTTCCATTGCAGTCATAAGTTGCATTTCATTATCGCAAAGATACATATCACGGTAGCGTCCAGTATAGGAATCTACTTTTTGAATGCGGCAATCAGGTTTTCCATTGATTTCCAACTTACCAACCTGAACATAACGATAAGGAAACTGCTCCATAAGAACAGTTGGTTTTTTCACAACTTTCATCAAGCAACCTCAACAGTCTCAAGATCTTGATAGATATATTCCATAAGAATTTCATAATCATCAAGAGGGTCACCGGAGAATACTACTCCTTCTGACTCATAATATCGACGGACTTTTTTGTAAAGTTTCGGATTCTTTACATCAAGATAAAAATCTCCATTAGCAGCAGCACGAAGAGTGCTAATGTCTTTCTTGAATTTTTCAGTCAGTGCCATTGTTGTTTTTGGTTTACCTAGTTATTATAAGGTGTTGTGACTATGTAGTCAAGTGTGCCAGTCGGAAAACTGGCTATCGGAATGATAGGATTCGAACCTACGGCCACTCGCTCCCAAAGCGAGTGCTCTACCAAACTGAGCTACATTCCGTTGCGTTGAGTGGTCTTGCCTCCCAACAGAATTAATTATACTACTTCTTGTGTCCCTTGTCAAATGGTTCCCAGTGTTGCCAGTTGTATTTGTGTATAAGATAAATGCCCAGAATAGGCACCACAACTAAAAGGTAACAAAGAAATCCTAATGTAACTGGTGTCTCTAATGCCCACCGTGCGAAGTGTCCCATTATTCTGAAAAGATAGAAACTACAAATAAAAATACACCAAACATACACATAAAAAATAGAATCCCTAGTTGGACTTCCATGTTTCCCAGGGGTTACAGTTATGCAAACATGATTCTGGATGTGCCCATTCTCTTTCCTCTTTCTGAGATAACTGATACCTCAGTCTTCGAATCTCCTCTTTGAGCCACATATTTTCTCTTTTTAGTTCTTGTATTCTATCCATAGTCCTCTAAAGTATCGATCTACTTGATTTAAACATTCTAATGGTGCTACTTCCTCTTGGAGTGCCCATTCATAGCAAAAGTCAATCATATCTGATGAAACGTGACTGACTCCATATATTCTTGAGAAAGATGATGCTGCAAAATGAAACCGCATTCTAGTGTGCGGTGCCATTGCCCTTATAGTGTTCGGATTCATAGTAGTGCCCCTTCTTAGAACCGAAATAGATTGTAGTGATTACAAAGGGTATTGCAACTATAATGAGTGCTTTTCCTAACAAGTGTTCCATTAGATTATAGATGAATGTTTGGTGGTATAGTCCCACTGTCCGATTGCGTGAAAAATGCCTTTACAAGTGGCGATTGCAGTATTTCCACCCCTAACCATAAAGTTGTATCCACCATCCACATCACAAACATCACGATTAGTATCACAGTCAAGATATGCGATGCCCAATTTTGAACAATACTCTTCTCTTTTCCAACAGTCCTCAATACTGCTATTGCCATAATTAATAACAATATCGCCTTCACGACATAATCGTAGTAACCCATTGAGAGTATCCTCCACATTTTCTGGGGGTAGAGCCATCATAAAAATACCCGGTTTTCTATCAGAAATATTTTTATGACTGTGTATCATCAGAACAAGGCTTTCCATATTAGTGGTACATCCACTGATATGACCCTTTTCATATTGTTCACAAAGTTTTTTATAGTTGTTTTCATAACCCCATACCTCATATCCTTTCTTGATCATACGGAGAGCAATATTTTCACCAATCTTACCGAATCCAATAAGACCTATTTTCATATAATTCTTCCTGGTATATAATCAATACCGTCAAGAATCTCATTAAGAAGGTTTCCATATTCTTTGAACTGTTTGTCTCCTGCAATAAAAACTCTTTGCCTACGCCATATTGCTTCGGCAAACATTCTTCTTTCTTGTTCTGTGAATTGAGTAAATCTGCTCATTTGATTAATTCCATTGCTTTATGTAGTTGTTCATAACTCCCCACCATCTTTTTTTCCTATCAAATAACCAAGCAAAATACCACTTAACCAAGCAATATAAAGATATAAAATACTGGAAATAAATTCGATAAATTCAGTCCAGTTCATCCTCAACCTCCTCATATAAAGGACAAGGTTCCTCAAATAACAATGCCATTCGAAGTTCCTTAACTTTTTCTTGTAACTTTTCGTAGTCTTCCTCGGTCATTTGTTTTTGAATAAATCCTCTACTTGTTTGCGAGCATTACTCATTTTTTCTTTTTCACGTTCAGAGTGTCTATAACCACGTTTTCCGTGATAAATGAAATGTCCTTGACAAATCATAGTGATACCGAAAAGAAATAAGGTGATAACACCTATCCACTCTACAATGTGATGTTCAACCATGGAAATAAAGGAGGGATTACTCCGATAAGTCGAAGCAGACCTTCAGCAAAAAGTGCAAGAACAACCCAACCAACACACATACTGATAATCGAAGCATTGCGATTGTGCTTTCGTATGGCATCATCAATCATCTCCTGCACTCTTTCTTCGGTCAGTCTTTCGGGAGGTTCTATGCCCTTTCCCCAATCCTTAAACATTATTTTTCATCTCCAAGAAACTTTGCCAGAGGATCTTTTCTAGTTTTTACAATTGCTACAGCTCTTTTGTAGAACATATTGTCTGTGTTGCCAGACTGTTCGAAGGTCTCCTTGATCTTCACCCAGTTATTATAGGTGTGTTGATCCATAGGTCCAGTGTTTAATATCTACTAGCTATAATAGTCAGTAGTTTAAACCTGTCAAGTTTGTGTTGATACAAAAATATAGATTAAGAAAATCTATATTCTTGTAATATTTGTAAACGGAGAGAGTAGGATTCGAACCAACGGAAGCTTTCACTTCGGCAGTTTTCAAGACTGCTGCCTTAAACCACTCGGCCATCTCTCCAAGTTTTATCGGACCTCAAAGTCCAAACGTCTTACTTTACGTTGACGCCTTTCCTCTTGCCAAAGAATATCTTCATTGGTAAGAACACCCTTTTTTGTTTTGGGTTGATAAGAGTTTAACATAACAACTTGAGATAAGTCAAGTGCCGAAACCTTATCACCACGAATGGTCGCCATATTTGGGCAACCACAAGTCACCGTCTTATTCTGATGCCCCTCTAACTCCTTACCACAGGAGCGGCATCTTATCTTTATATTATCCATCAGTATAATGTGATCTTTCGTCTTCAGTTTTCAGTTATTTATAATGGGTGATGAGGGATTCGAACCCCCGACTGCCTCCGTGTAAAGGAGGAACTCTACCGCTGAGTTAATCACCCTCAACTTCTACATTCTAACATATACTCTACGGTTTTGGCAACATCTTCCATTGCTAACCGTAAGTTATCTCTTTGCCCAGACTCTTGGTGGCATACTGGTCTTCTGTCATCAGTAAGAGTCCAACGCCACAGACCCATATGTTTACAATACCAGAGTTTGATATTCATCCGGGAAGTATTCGCACGTCAAATAGTATTTAACACTACTCAAAAACTGGGACTACAGAAGGATTCCATTCATCCCTAACTGCCTTCATAACGTGCGTTGGAACACCATAATATCCCATATGCATCCACACACAATCAATATAGCGGAGGTCTTCACGATCCGCGTCAAGAGTGAAAGCATCACAATACTGGACGATATCATAAGGAACTTCTACTTTTTTCCAAGTAATAGGTTCTTCGACAAAAAATGGTACGGTCATCAGTAGTCTTTATCGATAAATTTTTGGCACTTCTCTACATTTTTTCTACAAAAGTTGTAGACATAACTATCAGCATCAATCTCCATTGTGTAATGAGCGTGTGTATG